CCATTATCTTTTACAAATTGCTTTACATATTTACTACTAGTTTTATATGATTTCCACAATTCCGTAGGATTGCATCCAGTTGCATATCTAACCCCATAATACCATTTATTATGAGAAGACCAACCTATTAAATAAGTATAAGGTATAGTGTTTGTGTCCATACATTATTTATTAGGATACACGCCTAACTTATGAAAACATTCAGTTAGTCGTTGTATCTGTGACAAACAGTCCCACAATGCGTGGTGCTTGTTATTCTGTGGAATAAAATGGTCAGGAACCATCTTATAGATTGTGCGAGCATCTAGCACTTGCCAGAAATTCCACGGTGACTTGATATTAAGTTGACGATTGCAACTTTCTAAAATGGTGAAATCAAACCCTGCGCCATTTGCCCAATAACGGTCAGCGCCCGTTGCCCAAGTATTAAGACCCCGCATAGCCTCTGCTAGCGGCAAACGGTTATCATCAGCGAATGCTTCTGCCTTTGCTTCCTCTGGTTGTTTTGCCCACCATTGAACTGTATCTTCGTTAATATCACGTTTCTGTGATTCTACGTCTACACGACAGTAGAAGAAGTCTAGTGTGGTTGGGTCTGCTACCATGCCATATTTTCCCATACGGTCAAAGGCAATGCCAGCAATGGTTAAAACTGTGGCGTCAGGTGTATTGCCTAACGTCTCGATATCAATCATTACATCTCTATGTTTCATCATAGTTTTACTATACACTAAAATAATATATTGTCAATAGGTTTTTTGTGTGGACAGAATAAATAATATTGTCAGTTAATGTTTCGGAGTACTTACCCTATGTCTACTCAAGAATGGCAATGCATTAGAAAGCATCTTCCTAATTTCATGGCATGGCCAGAAGTATGGATGGGTTGCCTTTTTGGTTCTGTTAGTGGTGTAATACTCCTTGAGACGATATTAAAGTACATAGTTCAATAAATTGGAAAACCACGCATGGATTTCTTAAAACTTGTTGGTGAAGTTGGATTTCCTATTGCAGCCGCCTGTGCAGGCGGTTATTTTGTATTTTTAACCCTAAAATTTATTCTTGCTGGTGTTACCGGCTCAGTGAACGGTATCAAGGGTATCATCATGGCTCTTGACAATCGTGTTAAAACTATGAACCATGATGTGATACGTATTGATACACTCATGAGTAATGCTCTTGGAGTTCGACCAGACCTTGACCGTATTGCTCGTGCAGACGGTAAGAATGATGCAAGGAGAGATTAAAGGAAAAGAAAATGAAGAAGATTATTTTAGTAGCAACAATGTTAGCATTTAGTAGTAGTGCATTCGCAGCAACAGCGCCAGCAGTAAAGGCACCAAAGGCAAAGACGGTTCACAGTGCGTGTGATCCTGTAAAGAATCCAACTGCTTGTAAGAGCGTGGTACACAAGAAAGCACCAAAGAAGAAAAAGAAATAATTAATTATTTGTTAAGTATTTGGTGGTAATATAATGAAGTGGAAAATACACAGTATCCTTATCGGGTTGAAGAACGCCACCATGTAAATGGTGATCGGTATTTTACTGTGTATCTCCATGATAAATTAATAGCAATACTGCGAAATAAACGAGCCGCAGAAGAATATATAGAATTAAACAAGAAGCACGATGGAACAAGGTCTAGTACAAGCAATTAACCAATATGGGTTCCCTATCATAGCCGCAATGGGCGTTGGTTATATGATTTATTATGTGTGGACATGGGCTACTACCGAAGTAAAACCTGTGTTAAGTGAAGCAAACACTGTGTTAATTGGTCTTATAGATCGTATTCGTATGTTAGATAATGACTTGATTCGTTTGAATCAAAAGTTAAACATTGTGCTAATGTTGCGTGGTAAAGAAATTGAAAGCCAACGCCATCTTGATGATGCAGTAGCAGATGTTGCTGCCAAGGCAAAAGAAGAAGAAGTTCAACGCACTCTTAAACGAACAAATAAGAAGATGCCAAGCGACGGTTAATAACTAGATATATGTATTACATTTATACAAATAATCCGCAATTTTTATTTGAATTAAAAATTAAATTGCCAATAAAAGTAATTGTTAATTTTGAAAAATTTCAAAGTATAAAATCAAATTCAAAGATAATAGTATATCTTGCAAATAATAACTTTGATGAAGAAAATTTTAATTTTTATAAAAATCTGTCAGAAACCGCAAATTTTGTGTTTATTTTAAACCCGGAATTTTGGAAATCTCACGTTGACTTGATGCAAGAATGTGAAGTATTAACAAATTTATATTGGTGCTATCCTGGTTTTTTAAATTTTAAAAATAATATTAATATATTATTTTACGGTGAACGGTTTTATCGTATGGAAAAACTTTACAAAAATATACCACAGAAAATAAAAGAAATAAATCCATATGATAAAAAAGAATATTATTTTGAAGCATTATTGGGGTTAAAAAAAATACACAGAGATTTTATATTTGAACGATATACAGAGTACAGTTTTAAAAACAAAATTACATTAAAGTATTGTTTGCCTAATTCTAGCGATTGGTATAAAGAACCTTATTCAAACTATATACAACGTCCTGAAATAAAAAATTTGTCTTCGTTAATCACTGAATATTATGGAAAACATTGCCTTGCCTCCCAAATTATTCCTATAAAAATTTATAACTCCTGTGCATTTAGTATTGCTGCAGAAACTATTTTTATTAATGACTACACATATATTACAGAAAAAACAGTAAAACCTATAATGGGAAAACGTCTTTTTATTATTTTTTCTGGTGCAAATTTTTTAAAAAATTTACAATCTCTTGGTTTTAAAACATTTGATGGGATTATTGATGAAAGTTACGATCAAATTTTAGATAATGAAGAGCGTTGGGCAGCAGCATGGCAACAAGTAGAGTGGCTATGCAATCAAGATCAACAAAAGATATATGAAAAAATAAAACCAATTTGTGAATATAATTTTAACCTAATGATGAAAACAGATTGGATTAGTATTACAGGTGAAAGTATTAAAAATATAATTACATAATAAGTTTATAAATGCAGTGAAATATATTTTCTATAAAAAATTTTAACTAATTCTTTGTTAAAATCATCATATCCTAACTGGTTATATAAATTTTTTAATTCTGCCAAGAATAATTCCTCGTTAAAAATATTTTTATAACTAATGCAATAATCAATTTTTACTTGTGTACTATCTTTTTTAAACATTGATATGGATTTAATAAAATTTTTATCTTTTTTAAAATTACCATCTATATTTTTTCTATTATACGCAATTTCAATAAATGGAAAGAAATTAATAATTTTTAAAATTTTTGCATTTGGAAATATTGTTTTAACATTTTTCAATGATGCAAGATTGTGTGCAATTATAAAAAAATTACTGTCATTTCTATTCGATAGGGTTTCTATAGCAGTTGATAGGTTTGTCGGTAGTGGCAGAAATGATGCCCAATTAAACAAATTTTCACAACCATATATTTCATTTTCTCGCCAATTTTTAATTTTATCTTCGCTTTCTGGAATACTGTTCAACGCCATTTCTAATTTCCAAGCATAATAATTTGGTTCATTGGCATCTTTTAATCGTAAATCCATTGATGTAATTTCTGCATGTTGAAACGTAGCATGACGACTTAGTGCTAAACAATTAATTAAAAATTTTCCACCAGCATATGTTGGAAAGTAAGTTATAATTATTTTATCACTATTAAAGTCAATGTTCATTTGGAATTGGTACGATATACTTGGTCCCAACCATCGCCTGGTGGATTTGCAGCCATCTCGCCACAGCGTTCAATCCACATATCATAATATCCATCCATTTGACCATCAAACTCGCCTTTTAACATCTTACAAGCATTAGCGGCGGTTTTGAAGTGTTGTGAACGGTAATCATCCATCATATTAAGATGGTTAACTCTTGCTGCCAGATATTCAGTAGCTGAATTAACATCATGTATCTGCAACACAGTATGGATATTAACACCTTCTTTCTTACCTTTAACTGCTATACAATCTAGTGGCAGCGTGAAATATTCATCTTTTACATATTCATTGGTTTTATCGCCAATAACCATAGCAACATGATAAGGCTTGCTTTGCCCTTCTAAACGACTAGCCAGATTAACACTATCTCCAAGACAAGTATAATCAAAACGTTGAGCGGACCCCATGTTCCCAACAACCACAGTCCCTGTATTAATACCAAGACCCATGCCGAAAGGTGGAATGCCTTCTGCTTGAACTTCTTTGTTAAACGCATCTAAACTCCCCAACATTTCTAATGCTGTCTTTACAGCGTTTTTTGCATGGTCTGCATCGTCAAGCGGTGCGTTCCAAAATGCCATTTGTGCATCACCAATATACTTGTCTAACGTTCCTTCATTTTCTAGTATCTTGGCAGTCATCGCTGTCATATAACGATTCATGATCTTGGTAAGACCCTGAACATCACTGCCATAATGCTCACTAATAGAAGTAAAGCCCCTAACATCGGAAAAAAGTATAGTTAATTCTTTGCTTTCGCCACCAAGACGCAGCAATTCTGGATTTTTCTGTAATTTTTCTACAAGAGCAGGTGAAAGATAAGTTCCAAATTGTTTCTTTATTTGTTGCTTTTGTAAGAACTCGGAGACAAACTTAACTCCGTAGGCATGCAAAGCAACCAAGATGATTGTAGCAACAGGAGCGGTTGCGTCCCATAACTGTAAAGCGTGATCAAACTGATAGCGAGAAAAACCAATAGCGCCGATGCCCAATACAATAACCGTGCCAAGTCCAACATAAGTCCACCTTGTTAAGAATAGTAATAACAGTCCACCAATGATGATTGCAGCAAGTTCAGCACCATCAGCATAATCTGGTCTGGAAATATTTACTTTGTTTGCTAACGTGGCAATTACCTTTGCCTGAATATCTTGTGGATATACAGCACCTATCGCCGTAGGCAGTGGATTAGCAATGCCAGCAGCGGTGGTTCCAACAATTACAACAGCACCATCAAAGTTGGGTGGCATGTTCATGACACTCGCTTGTTTATGCTGCTGACTTAAATCAATCCATACACGACCAAGTTGATCAGTGGTGAATATGGACTTGCCCATACCCATCTTATCAATGCCAATTTCACTTAACTTAACCTTAAAGTTCTTTTCATTTGTTAAGACACGCAGCGTTTCAATACCAATGGTTGGATAAAGTTTGCCGCCACTGCCAACAAGTAAGGGAATACGACGATTCACACCATCTATTTCAGGATATACATTGGTAGTTCCGACACCGACTGCGGCGTTTTCTAGTTCTGGAATGTTGGCGATTACTCCAGGATAATTGTAAATCCTATCAATAAAGTTGCTGTTGACGATGGCGGCTCCATTGGCACGAGGAGTGTTTTTGTTGACACTACTTGGAATATTAGAAAGAATAGTGGGATGTTGTTTAAGAGTGTCTGCTAGCACAGCATCGCCACCTTGACGATCACTTTCTGGCATTAGCACTGTCCATACAACTAGACTAGCACCACGAGCATAGATATCTTTAATAATATCACTATATACAGTTCTGCTAAACGGCCACTGACCATACTTGTCAAGTGCTGCTTCATCAATGTTTACTGTATAAATTGGATTATCAGTAGGTGCCTTGCTTGTAATAAGCGTATCAAAATATCGTAATTTAATACTTTCAACAAAGGTTGGAGATGAAACTTTAATAGCAACCAATATTGCTAATGTGATGAGTGCAGTCCATGGGGATAACAGAATTTTTTTCATGGATATATTTAGATTTAAGAAATCTTGAACGAGATATACTCAACAATTGCGCCAGCGATATCTACGCCGCAATACTTTTCAAATCCTTCAAAACCAGGTGCGCTGTTGGCTTCGCATACCTTATAACCGCCATCATCGAACAGCAAATCAATGCCAGCAATATCTAGTCCAAGACACTTGGCTGTTTCACGGCAAAGCAGGTCCATTTCTGGCGTAATGTCAAATGGTTCGCCGCTGCCACCGCCTGTAATATTAGCACGGAAGTCGCCTTCTGGACCAATGCGTTTCATAGCACCAATGGTCTTGCCACCAATTACCCATACACGAAGGTCTGTACCAGCCGCCGCATTAACGAACTCTTGCACAATCATGGTCTTCTTAACACCAAGATTATCCACCAAGTCCATTAGGTTTTCAAATAGTTCTTTGGTTTGGCAAAGATGAACGCCTTTGCCATGCGAACCTTGCAGAACCTTAACCACGCATGGAAATCCTATCTCTTGTTCAACAACCTTGCTAGAAACAGGAAACTTAACCAACATAGTCTTTGGTGTTGGAATATTATTTTGTGCTAGAATTTGGTGAGCAAGCAGTTTATCTTTAACATTGGCAATGGCATCACTGCTGTTGATAGTAGGCACACTAAACTTCTCTAACTGACGCATAACAGCACTGCTAAAGTAATTTGTGCCACTGCCTGTACGAGTTAGCACAATCTTTGGCATAGAGATACTCGTGCCTTGATAGCGGATACTTTTTGAACGACTGCGATTTACAATGATATCAAAGTCGTCAGGATGAACAAGTTTAGTGTCAATGCTTTTAGCAGCAAACGCTGCTAACAAACGAGTGTTTTCATAACTTTCACGATGCTGACTTAATACCCAAACTGTGCTCATGATGTTAGTTATCTACGGACTTAATGAGACTTAAATTTTCTACAAACGCTGCCGTACAACCGCTCCAAGTATATTCTTTACTACTCTCATGAACTGTTTTACGGTCACATAAGAGCGCATACTTAACTGCGGTTTCTAAATTATCGTGCATATACCCATTGATACCATTAACAACGATGTCTGTTGGACCAGTGACGGGATAAGCAGCGATAGGAGTACCACATGCCATTGCTTCTAACATTACTACGCCAAAAGTATCAGTCTTGCTTGGAAACACAAACACATCAGCACACGCATAATATTCCGCTAATTCTACACCACTCTTATAACCAGCATAATTGATATGTGGATATTTACGTTTTAATTCTGGTAGGTATGGTCCATCGCCTACAAGTATTTTGGTGCCATCTATCTGCAATGAGCAGAAATCATCAAGACCTTTTTCATAACTGGCACGACTTACGCACAGTATAATAGGTTTCTTGACACCACTAATTTCTCTGCGTTGTGGATTAAAGATATCAGTATCTACACCACGATTCCATACAGCAAGGTGTTCAAAGCCACGATCTGTAAGTTCACGGCGCATGGTCTCATTAGTAACCAACACTCGTGTAGAGAATTTATGAAACATTTTAATAAACCAGTATCCCCAATCCGTAGGAAACTTAAAGAACTTGTTAAAGTATTCTGGAAACTTGGTATGGTAGGATGTGTTATGTGGGATACTACGCTTATCTACTTTACAATACCAACGAGCAGCAAAGCCTAGTGGACCTTCGGTTGCAATATGAATAGCATGCGGATTAAATGCTTCTATCATAGGACCAACCTGCCATATGTTCCACGCTAATCTTATTTCTTTGTAACCTGGTGTTGGAACAGTTTTGAACTGACTTGGTTCAATAACCTGAACTTCGTGTCCAAGTTTTTGTAGTTCCGCAACAGTATTGACAAGAGTAGTTACAACGCCGTTAACGCTTGGTGTGTATGTATCAGTTACTAGGGTGATCCGCATGTGTGTATTTAATAATAAACCACTTGCCCTCATAGGTTTCAACTAGTGCGGTACAACTTTCTACCCAATCACCACAGTTCATATACTTTATATCACCTATATCACGGATATTAGCATGATGGATATGTCCGCATATAATTCCATTGGCTCCACGAACACGAGCAAACTTGGCTAGGTTTTCTTCAAAATCACCGATAAAGTTTACTGCTTGCTTAACTTTATACTTTGCCCAGGCACTTAAACTCCAGTGAGGAAGATGTAGTATATCACGAACCTTTGCTACGACAACATTTAGGGCAATTAGTATATCATATGCCCAACTTCCAATATGTGCTAACCACTTCATATTCTTCATAACAACATCAAACTGGTCGCCATGCATGATTAGATACTTCTTGCCATCTAAACCAGTGTGAGTAATTGTATCTGTAAGAACGATATTACCAAACTGATGTTCACCAAAACTGCGTAGGAACTCATCATGATTGCCCGGCAGGTATGTAACAAGTGTGCCTTTACGAGCCATACGCATAAACTTCTGTATCACATCATTATGTTCTTGTGGCCAATAGAATGATTTGCTCATTGCCCAACCATCAATAATGTCTCCTACAAGATATAGGCGTTCACATTCAAATGTCTTTATAAATTCAAGCAGAGCCTGTGGTTGGCTCATTTTTGTGCCTAAATGCACATCAGAAATTGCTACTGTTCTGTAATAATTCATGCAGCATTATTTAGGAGTAGGTGCGGGTAGGATTTATACCTACAATTTAATTTGGTATTAACAGGCTAAGGGTTAACAGTCCGTCGCTTACTAGTTATCATATTTCCATTTCGCCCTTCTATAGGGGATGCGTGTCCTATCCACGCCGCCGCACCTATCTTTAGTTAACTTTGGCTAACAAAGTCGTTTAGAACCTTTGCCTTTTCAACAATCTGTTCCATTGTATAGATTGGCGGAAGGTCTGGGACAGATGGTAGAGAATCATGCGATTCAAGACTTCTGGTAACTTTATTATTCCACTCTGTGCGAACCATATCTGCTTTCATATGGTATTCAACATCGAGTGCTTGCTGTGCCATTTTAAGCATTTCAAGACGAATCATATATGCGTTTGACATTTCATTCTCCTTTGTGTGTTTGTGTGTAATGTCTACCTACTGTTGTAAGCAAGTATATTTAACCACACTTTGGAGTATAAAGCAAATTTAATTTAATTCAATTATTTTATCAGTGCCAATAATACGAGCGGTAAACTTACAAGCACGTGGATTAATAATGTTCACTTCTTTTTCTTCGGGATTACCACGAACATCTACTGATAGATTATCTATATTGTTTGGCGGTGTTCGGCAAGTAAGTTCAACATAAACATCTTTACCTTTACTGTGGTGTCGTCCTTCAACACCTT